GCGGTGAGGTCGCCCTTCTCCTGCTCAACGATCGCGACGCGCTGGCTGCTGTACGACTCCGCCGAGACCAGCCCGGCCTTTTGAGCGGAATCCAGTTCCTTTTCGAGGTTCTGGTAGTACCCGGTGATCGACTTGAGATTGTTCTGCGCGTCATTGTACCCGGTCAGGTTCAGCTGGTTTGCCGGGCCTTTCGGGTCTTTGAACTTGTCGTTGATATTGGCGAGGTTTTTGTCGACCGTCGCTTGGTTGAGCCGGGTGTCATTGGGATCGGTCTTCCGGATGTCATCCAGCCACTTCTTGTATTCCTTTACCGCCTCAGTGCGCTTTTGTTCGTTGGTCCAGGACGATTTCGTCAGCGCATCGATCTTGCCCATGGCACTGATCGAGTCTTGCTGTGCCTTGGCCTGCTCGGCATCGTATTTCGCGATGTCAGCGTTGGCAGCCTTAGTGTCCTTCAGGAAGGTCAGCTTGTCCGTGTAGTACTCGATCATCTCCTGCTTGTTTTGGAACAGGCCGACATCGCCGGCTTGAGCCTGATCGAGATCCCGCTGTGCATTGGCGATATCTGTGTCGATATCGGAGCGGCCCAAGTTCTTCAACCCGTCAGCGGCTTTCACCACCGCCAGATAACCGCGCTCCCAGATACTCAGGTTTTCAAGAATCTTGGGAGTACGCTCATTGATTGCGTCGGCGTACTGCTCAGTCGCGAGCTTTACCGCTGCGGCATGGTCGCCCTGCTCTTCCAGCGCAGCGATCTGCGAGTAAACGGATGCAGTGAGGTAGTGATACTGCTCGTTCAGGGCCGCAGACGCCTTCACAGGGTCGTCGGCGAGCTTCACGAACTCGGCAATGGTGGCGCTGACGGCGGTTCCGGTCGCCTCTTGCATGCCGACGGCGGCCTGGGTGATCGCCCCAAAGCTGTCGCCCGCGATTTTGCCGTTGGCTGCCAATGTCGCGAGCACTTCGGCGGCAGCGCCTGTTGTGCCTACCGTTGCGCTGACTTGCCGAGCCAGAGCTCCAAGCTGTTCAGCGCTTACCCCCGCTGCGTTGCCGGTGGTAATTAGCGATTTGTTGTAGTTGTCGGCCTCCTCGCTGCCTTTGTAGTAGGCAATGCCCAAGGTGGCGACCACCGCGGCAACTGCTGCGATGGGCGCAAGGATCGCAGCCAAGCGCAGAGCCGACGTGCCAGCGCTTGTGCCGATTTCCAGTAGGTTGTGAGCGGCGACACGGAAGTTGCCCTCGGCCAGGGCGTTGCCCAGCTGAAGCACGTTCTCGCGCGCGCCCTTGGTGTTAAGGCTGAACTTCGATGTCTCGTCACCCAGGCCTTTGACCTTCTGGCGGGCGGTGTCGATATCTGCCGAAAAGGTTTTGTAGTCGTCCTCTCCGAGGTTGCCAGCGGCGCGATGTTTGTTCAGCAGCTCCTGTTGATCGTCCAGTTTCTGCAGCGCGGCGAGCGTCGGGCTGATCTTGCCCAGCAGTGCTTGCAAGCCCTCCGCCTGTACGCCGGTGGCCGCCGCTGCATCCTTCGCAGCCTTGGCGCTATCCTGAGTGGTCCCGACAAGCGCGTCGGACTCGGCCTGCATGCGCTTCTGCAGCGCGAGAAGACTTGCCGTTGAATCGCGACTGACATCCATCGCGCCGGCGGTGCTAGTCACGCTGGTAGTCAGGCGCTGGTAATACTCGCTGTTCTTCAGCGACGTCTGCGCGGTTTCCAGCAGCCGTGCCTTCGCATCCTCGGTTGCCTGCGCGGCGCGGGCCTCAGCCTCTGCCAGTTTGTCAGCCGCATCAGCGGTCTTCTTGAAACCGGTGGTGACGCCGTCAGCGGCTTTTTCGGCGTTGGCTCCAGCCTCTGTGAGTTTGTCGAGATCGCTCGCGGCTTGGGCAGCATCGCCCGAATCAACCGCTATCCCAAGTGCTGCGATTGTGCCCGACATGAGTGCTCCGCTATTTCGATTCGCTCATGACGAGCAACGCCTCGGCCTCCATCACCCGAAGGTCATGGAACACCTGGTTTCTGGTTTTCTTAGGAATGTTGACGAGCGACATGACGGCCGGCACAACGGAGTAGTCCAATCCACTGGCGCCGCCCATTCCGGTACGCCATTGGGTGGCCATGGCTTCCATGACGACGAACGCAGGCCAGTTGCCCGGAAGCACTTCGACAGTGTCATCGAGGTCGAGAGAGGAGATTCCGAACAGGGCCAACTGGTCAGGCGGCGGCGCCGGCGTGTAAAGCGCCTGCGCCACCTCCTTCAGTTTCCCAATCGGGCCGCCGCAAAGGCTGCCTGATAAGCGGCGACGATGGCGTCACCGGCGCCTGCGGACGTTTCGACAAGCTTGCGAATGTTCTCCGGGGAAAACTTGTCTTCAAAAGCCCAGCCCACCACCAGTTCGCCAACCTGCTCAATCTGCCGCTCGATGTTTGCATCAGTGATGTCGACGAGAGTGATGTCATCACCCTTTTCCTTGAACCTTTGCTGATCGTCCTTGGCGGACTGCTGCCATCCAGCAAAAAGCGCCGCCAGTTCCTTGCGGTCCCGATACCTGAACTCGAACGGCACCTTGTTGAACGTACCGCCCACCCGTGGGATTTGGACATCAGCCTTGAACGTTGCGTCCTGGGCAATCTTGAACTTAGCCATGCGTTACGCCCCGGCCGCTGCGGTGGTGTAACGGGTAGGCTCCGCCTGCAGAGCCAAGTTAACCGTCCGGGCCATCAGGTTGTTCCGGGTGATGGTCGGCTGCTTGGAAAACGAGGTGTAGGTGCCGTAGAAGATGGTGTCGTTGCCCGGCAGGTTCATGCGTGCGGCTTGGATCTGCTTGCCGGAGTCGGCCTTCGACAGCACGGCGTTGTGCGGCAGCGCAGGATCGTCAGCAATTGTCAGCGCCATGCTCGATGCGGCTTTATCGGTGGGGATCTGCCGGCCTTGGTCGTCTTCCAGAAAGACGACGTCGGTGTAGTTCTGGTCGCCACCGGAATACACCACATCAACGACTTGCGGCACAGCAACCCAAGAGAGCACCTTCTTCAGGGTGCCTGCACCGCTACCGGTCGGGTAGAGCTGCGTATCGGTGGTGTCCATGGCTTCGAGGGTGATCGCAGTCGCTGTAGCAGCCTTCACACGCACCACGCGATTGTTGAGGCGCGACCATGCCGACGTGACCAGTACGATGTCACCTGCCGACAGAGTGCCGCCGACAACGGTCGCCACCGCTTCGGAAGCATTGGAGATGGTGGCGAAAGCCAGTTCGGTAGCGTATGTCGCCCCGTGCTGGATGGTGGCGCCGTTCGGGAGTTTGTAGCCCATGGGTTTTTTCCTCTTCGCAGAAATGAATAACCCCGCACTTGGCGGGGTTCAGGGTTTGCCCAATGGGCGGGTTATGCGCGGTCGGCCCGGTATTGAAACGAAGCCGATACGGTAAGCGTGGTGTCGTCGACGATGGCGGGCCCGGGTTCAATAGGCGTCAGCACCATCACCTCGATCTCGCCCTGCTGCAGTCGCAGGAAGGCCGGGAAGAGACCGTCGAGTTCATCGACGAGCCCTTCCGCATCGCCGGTGCCGTTGCCGGCCGGTGACACGATGCTGATCTGGAAGACGCCGGTGTAAACCCGGTCTGTGCCTTCCAGCGTCTGGGTGTCGGTCCCTGCTGGAAGGGTGAAGGCTCTGATGTAGGTCTCATTGTTCGAGGGCTCGAACTCAACGCTCTCGAACGCTACGCGCAAATCGCGCTCCCCTGCCCACGCAGCAAGGCGTTGTTCGTACAAACGCCGGATGACTTGATGACTCATACCTGGTTGTTCCTGATGGCCTCCAGCACGATCTGCTGGAAGCGTGCGACGGTGATGCGGACCATGCCGCCGGGGGCCTGCTGGGAGTGACCGAACTCCAGCGGGATGGCATATAGCAGTGAGTTGGTGATGTACGCCGTGTCGCCCGCCTTAAACTCGATCGCTCCGTCGACGATCCGCGCGGTGGACTTGCGCCCGCTCGGGTCGACCTCGTCTGTTGTTGTGCTGTCCGGCGAGCCGATGCTGAACATCCAGTTGCCACGAAAGCGCCCGCCGACATAGTCCTTGCCGGAAACCAGACCGTTCACGTTGAAGTTCTGGACCCGTTCGGCTTTCGTCAACGGGTTGGCGTACTTGACGCCCTTCTTGAGCTTACCGGACTTGGTGAAATTCGATTCGGTCAGGTTTATGACCGTGTTACGAGCTGCAACCTTGAAGTCGTAGTCGTCGGCTTCGCGGGTGTTCTTCTCGCGGTGCGCGACGTTGGCTGCCCAGATCTCGGGGTTACCCACTGGTGACATGCGAATCACGCTGCTGCCAAGTTCGATCACGATCTCTCGCAGGCTAGCGTCGATTGCTTCCTTGGCCTGCTCGGCGAACTGGGCCAGGCTCAGCGCGAAGCTGCCGGACTGGCCGGAGCCCGCGCGGCTCATGACCGCACCTGCAACTCGTACAGCAACGGCGTGCCTGCGGGATTGATCTCTTTCAGTGGAGGGACGATAGACCAAGTCTTGCCCTGGATGACCGCCTTGCTCAGCAGCGTGGGCGGCGAACTGAGCCCGCTCGCGGCGATCTTCAATTTCTTGTCGCCGACCTTGATCAGGCTGTTGGTCTGGAATTCTTGGCCGGTGAAGTTGAGCAGGATTCCTTGGGCGATCCGCTCGGTGACCGTGTCCGGGCCGGTCTTGCCGGTGCCGGGGTCGTATACGCCCTTGACCATGTCTCGAAGGGCTATGGGCTGACCAAGTTCAGTGATTAAATCAAGCGCGACCAGCGCCATCTCATCATAAAAACTCACACTCCACCCCCCAAGAGGATTGCATGCAAAATCATTTTGAAACCGCCGTTGTAAGACTGAATGAAGCGATGGCTTCCGGTTACGGCAACGTCCCTGCCAAACGCTTGGTTGCCGAACACGCCCTGGCAACAGCACTTCAAAACACCCCACTCAACAATGTCTATCTGGATATATACGAAGCTTGTTTCCCTCGCGGAAAGCCTGCGAACATCGATCTGCTTAGAGAACTGGCGACCGGAGGCACGCAGCGCCGGACGTCACGAAGAGTAAGCATCTACTGGGAGAAAGCTCTGGCAGTTGATTTGGGCCTTTAGGCCCTAACCGCAAACAAACCGCGCTTGAGCAGATAGTCGGCGAACTGGGTTGCACTTGGCCGATCCGGCGCCGCTGGCAGCAGTCGTGAACTATTGATGGGGATCACGGCGTACTCCCGGGTTACCGCGCCTTCGACACGATCCACCGTGATTGCGCCTTTGCGCTTCTCCGGTGGGTCAATGTCATCTGCGTGGATCTCAGCAGCCAACGCCATCTGCCCGTACTCGATCCGCGCTGGCAGGTAGTTGTCCGGTTTCAGTTCATAGTCCAGCTCAACGCCACGCCGAGGCCAGGCCAAAGCCTGATCACTCGACATCTTGCGCCCTTTCCACGTCATGCCATCCATCGCCAGGGCGGCCCGGCGCAGCAATGCTTCCTGAGCCGGCTCGTCTGCCGGGATCGTCACGCCGAACTTTCCGGCGTAGATGACCAGATCGGCAGCGCTCGCGTAGCTTTCGGCATCAGGCTTGCCGGTACCGTCCTCGGTGATGAGTGCCATGGGTTATTCCACTGGGATGAGGGCTTGAAGGTCCGGCTTCAGTGCATTGGCATCATACTCGATGCCCTTGGACGTCAGCCAAGCGCGCAGGTCTTCAACGTTCATTTTCTTCGGATCGGTTTCAGGCCCGGTCTTTTCAGACCTGGCTGACCATTCCGGCTTCAGCTTGGCAGCGGGCGTCTTTTCAGCAGCACCGTCACGGCTGTCCGTCACGTTAGCGTCGACGATGATCAAACCGGCCTTCTTGGCCTGGGCCTTCACGTCGCCTTCGTAGCGGTGAAAAGGGCCCGGCAAATACCAGACGTTGTTCTCGCTCATGATTGCATCTCCGCCAAGCCGGGCACACGTCCCGGCATGGACATCAAAGGGTTACTTGGAAGCGTCACCGATCAGGGCAACACCAGCGGTGTCCTTGATGCTGGTGGCGGTTTTGTCCCAGTTAGTGCCGGTGGCCAGTGCCGCACTGGTCGGCGACTTGCCGCCGTTGGCGGTGTCCCAGGTGTAACCCTTCAGGCCGAGGCCGAAGGTGTAATCGACCTGAATCGTGGTCTCGATACGAGTCTGGCCGTTGCTGGTTTCGACGTTCGAGATGATGTCACGGCTGTCATGAACCAAAGCGGCGCCGGACGCCAAGCTGAGGATGATTTCCTTGTTCGGCGTGCCGGTCTGGGACAGCGCCGGAGCGTCGGTGACCACGGAGGTCTTTCCGAGGATATCGACCACCCGAACGTTGCCTGCCAAGAATAGGTTGTTGACGTTCGCCAGGTTCTGGCCGACCAGCTTGTGCCACGAACTGCCGGTCATGACCTGGGCGACGAGGTTCTGACTGGCATCGCCGAACTTCGCGTGCGAGCTGTTCAGGCCTGCCTGCGAGATGCCAGCGGTGGCCGAAACGTCGTTGACGGCGGCAGCCTGAGCGGTGATTGCGGCCACCAGTGCGGCAATGGCGGTGTTCAGCTGATCCTTGAGCAGGATTTCAGCGAACGCGCGCGAGGCCACTTCGATGCCCTGAGCAGTCGGGCGTTGCAGCCAGGTCATCTGGGAAGGCTCATAGCGGACTGGGCCGAAACCACCAGCCACCTTCACGGTGGTGTTCTGCAGCTCGGTCAGATCGACCGGAGTCACAGCAGCCTGAGCAGCGTAACGGTTCACACGGCGCTGGGCAGAGGCCAGGTTCTGGAAGAACGACTCCTGCAAGAAGTCACCGGTGAAACCTTCCGGCGACAGAACGATCGCGCCGTTGCTCGCAGCGTTGAAGGCCGCGAGCATTTGGTCCAAGGTCTCCAGAGTCGCCGGCATGACGTAATCGTTGAAGACCTGCATTTGAGACAGGGACATGTGTTATTCCTTAATTGAGAGGGAGGTCCGGGAACTTGCTGGCGATTGCCGCTGTGCGTTCCGTTTTAGTGCCGCCGATGTTTCCTTTTGCGGCCCCGCCGCCATTCCCAGCACCTGCAGCCCCGCCGCCCGATGCCTTACTGCCAGCGATCAGCGGCGCGAACGCCGTGTCGTTGGTGAATTCTGCTTTCAGCTCATCCAGCGTTGCCGCGGAGAGCTTGCCGGCCTGATCGAGAACTACGACGGTGGGTTTGCCGTCACGCAGTTCGACGCTCAGGCGGCGTTCGATGTGAGGGAGCAACGCCTTGGCGCTGCCTGGGATTGCCAATGCTGCTGCGATATCGGTCGCGGTGCGGCCCACGGTCAGATCCCGGATCTGGCCACCGAGGCTGCCACGCTCTTGTTCGAGCAAGCCGTTCAGCTCTGCTTCGCGGCGGTTGTACTTTTCCGACCAGGACTTTTCGAGCTCTTCGACGTTGCCGGACTTGCGCGCGGCTTCCTCGCGCTCAGCGCGTGCGGTCTCCTCGGCTTCCTTGCGGGCCTTCTCAGCGGCTTTCTTCTCGCCGAGCAGCTCATCGACCTTGGCTTTCAGGCCAGAAACGTCTTCCTGTTGCGGCAGGCCTTCGATGCCAAGCACGAATTTGCCGTCTTTTTCGGTGTACAGCGCGCGCACGGATTCGTCGACGCCATCAAGGGTGTCCAGTTGGAACTTCAGCATTGGTTGTCTCCCAGAGACGAGGATGCAGGCCCTGCCTGCGGATAGAAAAAACAGAGGTTGCGGGCGCATCGTTTATTTCATATATTTCATTTGGGAAATGAAAAAGAGGAAAAAGCATGACCCTGAAACAAACGGTGCAATTCATCAACGACGAGAAAGGCCGGCCTGCTTTCGCCGTCCTTCCTTACCATTTTTACGAGGTTCTTATGACCAACCATCCGATGGCAGAAACACTGCCAACCCCCCTGCTGAAAGACGACCGCTACATCGAACTACCTGAAGCCGATGGAGAGCACATTGACCTGGTGCGTTTAGTCGATTACTGCCTGCGGCAGGCGACAGTGTCGCTGGGAGCCGACGACGACAGAGCGGAAAAATTTGAGCTTTATCGTGACAGCTTGCCCGTCAACGCTCGTACCCAAGCCCTAGAACGCTTCGACAGCCAGTTTTCCGGCGGGCTCGACCCGCTGATCCGCCGCTTCTTCCTGGCGAAGGACTCGCCTTATCGCAACACAATGCAGGCTACAACGGCGGTAGTTGACGCCCTCGTAAAAACTGGCATTTTCACCAAAACAAAGCGGAAATTTGATTTCTACCGCCCAGTGAATGCTCTCGACTTCAACGTGGACGCGGGCCGCGCTTACCTTGACGGCAAGCCTGCGGTTCAGGATCCGATCCCCACGTATTTTTGGTACGGCCAACAAACCTACCGCTAAAGGGTTAGCCCCGCGCGTTCGAACGCAAGGGGCTCAAGAGCCTTCATCTGTTCGAGGGTCAGAGGTGCGAAGTTGCGGTCGAGCTGCAGTTCGGAGAAGCGCTCGACGCTGAGGCCGCCATCACGGAGCAGTTTTGCTCGTACGGGGCCAATGGCCTTGTCCTGGAATGCTGCGGGCTGCTTGGTGAGCCAGTCGTAATAACTCAGGTCTGCCCTCACCTGCTGCGGTCCACTGTCACCGACCGAGGCGCGTGTGCCGTCTTTCGAGAGCAGCGCGCTGAATCGGGTGACTGCCACCACCGTCGAGCGGCAGTTGATGTGGATAGGCGGTCGCGGCCCCTCTGTCAGCTTGAATCGCCGGCCATCCAGCGTCCGGCACTGGGCGGTCGTCTTCGAATCAAGCGTACTGACCCACTCCACGGCCTGAACGACGTCGCTGTTTTCCTTCAGCGTCTCCATTCGCGCCTGGGTGGCCACGTGCTGGACTGCAGTTCGAACCACTGAACCGGCGTTGCGGTTGGTCGTGGCCAGGATGCCATCGTTGAAGTGGAGCGCCTTGGTGCCGCGAATCTTCTTGATGATCTGGAAGTTCGTCTGGCCTTCGAAGAAGCCTTGCCTGATCGCGCCTGTAAGGCGTTGTCGCTCAGTTGAGGTGAAGCCCTCGATGAACGAGTCGAGCAGCTTGCCGCCGTCCGCACCGCGCACGCTGAGCGGGTTCGTGAGGATGGCGGCGCGGATTGCAGCAGAGCCGGGCAGCGCCGCGTCGAACGTGATGCTTGGCGGTGCCGCGCGCGTCAGACTGGTCGCCTCAAACTGCGCCTCGTAGTTGGCAATGTCCACCAGATCGAGGTTCAGCTGATCGGTAAACCGGTCGAAGATACCCAGCAGCAGGCTGTCGACTTCTTTGAGCAGACGTTCAAGCCGCACTGCTGTGTAGTCGGTCAGATCTGCCTTGGTCAGCCGGTCACGGATGCTGCGGTCGATCTCTTTCAGGAACGGGGCGAACTTCTTCACCTCACCCGACTTCAACTGCTCCAGAAAGACAGCATGCCGAATGGTGGCGTCAAGTATTGCTTGGTTGGCCGCCATTCGGTGGGTCCTCGTTGTCCAGGTTCAGGCTGGCCGCGTCCGTCTCAAGCTCATCACGGATCTGATCGTCATCCTTTTCAGGATTGATGATTCCGCGATCACGCAGGTACTGCCAGAAGTCGGTAACCGGCAGGCGACCGCCCTGCACTGCGTTGAACAGGCCGGCCATGATGTTCGCGTCCAGGCTGATCTGTGTGAAGTCCTGATTGAGCTTGTACTCTGCCTTGCCTGTCGCAGCGGTGAACTCAGCCATCCATGCCAGGCACTGGGTGTAGGCCTCGCTGACGTTGCTGACCACCAGCGAAAGCACGCTATGTTCGGCGGCGCTGTCGCTGTCGGCCTGCGTGGCGGTCTTCACTGCGCTGCCGCGCTCGATCAACCGGGCACCCAAGGAGACCAACTGCTCTTCCTTGGCGTCCATGGCCTCTTTGATCATCGTGTTGGCCTGAGCCTGCAGGATGCTCGCCGAACCATTCGCCGGCAGCGGTAGGATCGCCCGCGAGCCGAAGTAGATGCCCTTCTCTTCCAGCATCTTGACCCACTGCTCATCGAGCCCGGCCATGAACACTTGCGGCTGCCCCATCAGAAACGCCGCGTCTTCATAATCGGCGCTGTTCCGGTAATGACCGATGTTGACCTCGGCCATGTCGTACAGCGGCGAGTCGTCGATGCTGGTGTCGTTGTTCTCGCTGCCGAGGAACTGGAAGGGGATGACTGTCCAGCGCTGACCGGATCCGTTAAGCGGAGCGAAGGGCTCGACAATGCGCGAACTCTCCTTTGCGCCCTCTTCCCAGACCTCTTGCGTGTACACGCCGGCCTCATCGAGCCGCAGAACCCGAAACTGAACCCTCTGTTCGCTACCGAAGCCGTCTTCGGTGTCCACATCAACGGTCTCACGCAGAACCACCAGGCTAAGCAGATGCTGACCGCCGACCTGATGAGTTTTCCAGTTGATGATGGACTCAGCCGGATAGCTGCTGACATTCGAACGGGCACGGCCCGAAATCTCATCAGCCTTGCTGACGCTACCAGCCTCGACCGCTGCGTAGTCCACCAGCAGCCCATGGCGGCCGACCTCAAGCAGATGCCCGATCACCGACTGTGACTGCTGATAGATGCTGACGCCCTGCCCGTCGATGTCTCTGGATACGTATTCGAGAGCACCAGGGGTGGTGAGCGTCGGCCAGGTGCGGAATGCTGCCCCTACGAGGCTATTTTTCGTGCGGCCCGTTGCGTTGTAGAAAACTGCACGAGCCTTGTAGCCCTTGTACCGCTCTGTGTTCTCCTTGCTCAGGTCATGAGCATTTGGCTTTGGCAGATACAAATCACCGGCCGCCTTGATGGTTTCCGAGCCTTTGCAGACGTCACGCACCAGGCGCCAGCGGGATTTCGCCGCGTGGTATTCCGGGCGGGTGAATGTGACGTCATTGGCCATCAGCGTGCAAACCCCATGTTCAAGGTGGTGACCGGTTTAATGATCGGGAAGTCTTTGTGAATGAAGTAGCCGCCCGCGTCGTTTGCGTGGTCGTTACCTTGCGTCTTGTCTGGCTCGCCGTTGGGCGCCCAGATCTGCTGTTCCAGGCCATCGGCGTAGGTCGGGCATGTGAACGGGTTGACCTTGTAGCGGCGCTCGCCCTGTGCGTTGCAGAACATGGCGTTCATGGCATTGATCCGGTCTTTCACCGGCGGGTTTGCTGCTGGAGCAATCACCGCGAATCCGGCCTGTTTGAGCATCGCGATGTCAGTCAGGCTGGCATTCACCGACTTGCGAGAGTCGCCCGAGGCATCCGGGTAGATCCGAATCTCGCAGGTCTTCTCAAAGTCGTTGCCGTTGTGCCGCCAGTATTTTTCCTTGATGCGTCGGATCATGTCCGGGGTGTCATATCCGTTCATGAGCTCATCAACCGCGCGGGGCATGCCCTGGTCACGCTTCACATGGGTGATCGCCGCCATCTTGCCAACGTTGAAGTCCATCCCGATGAACAGCGGCTCACCAGGTTCGACCTTGTCGAAGCACTGATTCAGCTTGCGATCGTACGCGTGGTAGATCGACCCTGACGTCAGGTTTACGAACTGCCCGTTCAGGTAAGCGCGGATCAATTGAGCCGGGTACGACTCCATCAGCGATGGGATGTAATCGTCGGGTAGGTTCAGCTCGTTGTCGAACGTGCTGGCTTGGATCAGGCCGTACATGGAAGCGAGCGCGGGCTTCTCGCGGATCTGCTTCATGAACTGCTGGTAGACGAACTTGAACCCCTCAGGGGTCGTCGTCACATCCACACCGTTCTTCAGACCCGGCACGTTGTAACGCATCCGGGCAATGATCTTGCGCCAGGCATGCTGAGCCTTGAGCGCTGGGAGAACATCAAGCTCATCGACCAGTGCGTGCCCGATCTTGAAACCGACAATGGTCTGCGGCTTTTCCATCGAACGACATATCGTCGTGCTTCGGTATTGTCTCCCGCTGTAGAAGTCGACTTCTTTGTCGCTTTCCTTGGTCCTGACCTTCAAGCCCCAGTCGTAGGCCACTTCCTCGATCGTTGGGAAGAAGATGTCACGGATCTGCGGATAAGTCGGAGCGAAGTAGCCGGAGTTGATGCCCGGCCATTCCCATACGTGTTTGCAGAGAGCTGCACAGCCCACCCACGTCTTGCCCGAACCGAACCCTGCAACGAATCCACGAAACTTATGTGGTAGCTGGAGGAAGTCAGCCTGGGGAACGTTCAGGCTCGGCATCCCGCTTCCTCGCATCAATTACGTGAACCGACACGGCGGTAGGGACAACTGGTTCCTCGTCCGCATCGGCTTTCTTCTGCCGGTTGACGTACATGTCGCCGGTTTCTTTGGCGGCCTGCTCCAGAATCTGCATGGCGAGCACGATGTTCTTCATCGTCTCTGCCTTCTCAACGAACCGGTTCATGGCCCGCAGTCTGAACGCACGATTCGCTATCGGTATGTCGGCTGTCTCTTCGCGAAACCGCTTCCGAGTGTCTTCGAACAGCGTCACCCAGCGCTTCGCCAAGTTCACACCTGCTCGCTTGGTTGGGTCGTGCTGCTCAACCTGCTGACGAGTCACGTCAACGTTAAATTCCTGCTTCACCGCCTGTGAGACTTGGGTAGGAGTGTCGAAGCACGCCAAAGCCTGAACGATGAAGGCTTTCACATCGCTTTTCAGGGCTGCCATAGATTTCCATCCGTCTCATGCCTGTCTCACTTCAGGCCGACTTGAGCAGACAGGTTCCGCAGGCCCTCGAAATATTCAGTTTCCCCACCTCGGCGGGTTTGTTTGCAGCGTCGACCATGGCCTGAACCTCAGTGCTCGCACCATATCGCCGGACCACACCGACGAACTCTTCGACGTCGCGACCACGAAGCGTCAGGCTGGGCGTCCCGTCCTCTTTGAACTTGGGAGCGCCATACTGATCGAGCTTCTGTGCGATGTGATAAAGCTCATGCTCGACTAGCGCGCAGAACTCAGCGTCGGTGCATTGGGCACAGTAGTCAGCGGCCAGGGTGATGAGGAAGTCCGGCACTTCGCCAAACCAGTCGACCATCTGTTGCTCTTGTCGCGCCTTCTGCCATCCACCAGCGCGGAACATCACCGATTCGGCTTGGCCCAACACTGTGCGACCTTGCTTCTCGAAGCATGAGGACGCCCAAAGGATGCGGACAGGCGCATAAATCAGGTGTGCGTGGTCTTCGTTATGGATGCTTCCGGTGTCTGCAAGGATCTCGCCTTGAATCCATTCCCACACCTCAGGCGCAGGCGTCAGGCGAATACCGAAGTCAGAGAGCTCTGACAGTTCCTGCAGCGATTTCGGAGGTTGAGGCCGAACCATCTGACTTGGCTCCATGGATCACCTGCGTTCGAATCGTGCCGCCGGTGTAGATATCCCGCTTCATCGCAGCGCGAACCGCATCAGTAGCACTGGCTCCCATGTCCATTGCAGCCAGCGCATACGGAGCGCCGCATCCGATAGCATCAGGATTGGACAGATCAAGCTCTTGCTTCCAGATACCCGTCTTGTCGTCGTGACCGATCAGCAGCAGCTTGCCGCCATCGATTACGTAACCCGAGCACTCCACGGGCACTGGTGAGGGTGTACCGAAGTAAGCAGCTATCAGCGCTGGCATGTCGCACACAGCGCCGGCCAGGAAGAATCGAACGCCATTCACAAGCTCGGACTTCTCAGCATCGTCGGAGACAATCGAGCCGCTTCGGGTTTGACGGGAGTCATAGGCGATGACGCCGTCTTTGTAGGCAATGGTCGTCATGGGCTCAACCCAACAGCTGCTGTGTCTGCTTCAAAGCGTGAGCGTGTAGCACCGCGACTATGTAACCTTTTGGCATTCCACCAGCCACTGCGGCGTTCAGCGCAGTCGTGATTGCTCGGTCGAGATGGCCGACCTCGGCATTAATATCCACAGCAGGCGGCGCTTCCTGGAATGGCGGCGGCAACTGCTCTTTAGGTTTTCTGGGCATGGCTTGCTCCGGAATATCCCGCGCCACAAAAGGGGCGCATCTTAATTTGTGGCGCGGATCAGCGCGGCCGGCGGCGACGATCTACCTGACCAGGCTGCGCACCAAAGCGCGGATCACGTAGGCAATGCTCGCAGTTCAGCTTCGAGCAGATCCATTTCTTCACCGCAGGCCAGTAGGTGACCATGAACATGTGGCGTACTCCAGCCAGACATAGGGATGCGTGAAGCGTCAGCCCGGCATTGGTCGGGCCGAAGAAAAGTGTCTGGTTTCGCGTCATCACAACGAAACCACTGATGGCGATCGCCGAATAGATCAGCTTGCCGACGATCCCGTCGCGGACCTTTCCGCTCAGCACGCACCAGGTAGCCCACAGCGCGATCAGGCCGCAGGCAATGGAGTTGATCAATTCAAGGTTCATGGTGGATTGCCTCCCCCGAACCGCTGGCGAATGAGTGCCCAGAGGTCAGCGGCTTTAATGGCCCGGGTGATCGCTGCGATGAGCGACCCCCCGAAGGTACCTAGCAGGAAGCCAACACCCGCCACACTCCGGGGTTCAACTACTCCGAGATAGGCGCTGATCAGTCCTGTCAGGTAATGGGCGCTTACAGCGCCGGAGAAAATGAAGATCGCCCAGGCCTTTCGGTCTACCAGGTCATCTCGATGCCAGAAGCTCGCGGCGATGGCGCCAAGCAATCCAGCAAATGCCCAGTCCAGTTTATCGAACAGGCGCTGTAGAAAGTCCATGCGCTCGACTCCGTACTGGGCATGAAAAAAAGGCCTCGGTGTATACCGAGGCTCACAAGCATTGCAGTTCAACTTTGTAATACGGAATGTCAACGGCCAAGGCCACAGGTGCTCATCCTGGCCGTCTTCACTCTGGGAAATCAGCCGCAGTTAAAATGTGTAAATAACGTGGCTGTAGAACGTCTCAAGTTCGTCTTTAGTGTGGTCAGGATAATAAACAGGGCGTGCTTTAACCACTGGCGTATATCCAAATCGAGCCCAAACAACCTTGTGGACCACGATGGAAAAGCTACCGTTTGCCTGGATGCGTGCATGAGCGCCAGGGAAGGCGGTAGTGCCGGTGTACCAGAGGGGCTTCATGTTGCCGTCGTAGATCACGAAGTTGCCATCTTCCTGCATTGCAGCAAGGGCTCCGCCCTGAGTGTAGCTAGCCCATACAACGGAGTTGTTTGGGCCGTAGAGAACCAAGTTCCCATCGGTTTGGAAAACGAACAAATAGGAGCCGATCTTAATCTGCTGGCCTGGAGTTAGGCTTGTGCCGGGCGGAATGATGGCGGCTTCGATGTCGGGCGTAACGGGGATTGATTTGTTCGTCGCCCAGACGGGAATCGCATCAATAGTGACGAGGTTCCCGTCGTCTTGGAGCTGGGTGAAGGTGCGTACCGCTGCCGCGGCACCGTTGCCATCCAGTGGTGTGCTGGTAGTCGCACCCCAAAGCCGACCGCGCTCGCGATCCATCAGCGACAAACTGCCGTTCATATAGACGCGACTATACTCCCCTGCGTAATAAACCTGAGGGTAGACCTGCGTAGAATAAGGTGTCGCCCAGTAAGCTGACCAGACCGCAATATCACCATCGAATAGAACCAGATCGGTATCTTCTTGCTTGAAAAGAAGCTTCCAGCGCTTGTTAGGCGACTGGAGGTACTGTCCCAGTCTAATTTCCGTTTGAGGTAGCAGGACTGAGATGCCGTTCTGAGCAATTGGTGGGTAGATCGTCAGAGCCATTTCGATACCTATTGAGTCGAATGATTTTGAGCGGAGGATTCCGCTTTCATGTCGCTCACAGGCGATAGCTCGGGGCTCGTGGCCCTCACATGATTCAACGTTCCGCACCGGGAACATTTGATCTGGAGCTCCGTCATCTCACCTATACGGGCGAGAAGTCTTTTGCACTTTCCACATCTGCAATCTTTCAACATCTGCAAAGCCTTATGGTTTTCTGCTAGGCTCCGCCCCGCTCGCGCGAGCAGTGAGGGCCTTGGCTGGCTTGCAGGTACTGTCTGCGATCTGGCGACTCCCTTGGGTGTTACAGCACCCTCTGGAGTCGCCCTCTCTTTTTTTCCACGCGGAATACGAACCACACGCTGGCCGCCTGAGCGAAATAAAACAGGCAGGACAGCGCGGCGGCAAGGAGTGGTGTCGATGAGAAATCTGGTAATTGTCCTGGCGTTGTTGACCCCCGTCGTCGCGGTGGCGGCAGACAGTCCGCAGGTACAAGAAATGAGGCAGAAATGCGAAAAGGAGCGCGCCTCAATGTTTCGCGATAACAACGGAACGCCGACTTGCGATCGACTGGATAAGATGTCCAACGACTACGACAGGCACACAGTTGAAATAACCGAAGACCTTCGCGCGAAATGCGACAAAGAACAGACCTCGATGTTTCGAGAGAACAGCGGCACACCCTCCTGCACTCGCTTGAACGAGAAGCTTCAGGACAGGAATGGAGTGCCATTGGGAAATGGGCTTCGGTATAGCAAGGAACGCGGGAAGAACTGCTACTTCAACGATGCTGGCCAGATTCAATCCTGCCCATAAAAAAACCCGACTCCAAGGCCGGGTTCTTACAGCAAGTTGCCGTAGGCAAAATACTCAATATGGAGAAATGATGCCCTCAGCCGTGCGGGAAGTCAACACCTTAAAGTCCCACTGGATGCAGTGGGACTTTAAGGGACGTTACGCTGCCTCCTTCATCTGGTAGATAACCGCTCCGACCGGGCTCAACGCCATCCGATCCAGGTCCTCACAGCATTCGAAAATCAGGGTGATCACCGGCTCCCAATCGCGCGCCCAAGCGCAGGACTCCAAGCGAACCCCGTACTCGGCCATTAGCCACGAGCGAAAGCCTTCCGGCTTGATCAAAGGGTCGTCGTTTGCCGACTGCCCGCCCTGGTGCATGTATCTATAGCGGCGCATCACACCCTTTACCACGTACTCCAGCTTTTCGCGCTTCGCTGCAGTCATGCGCTTGGACTTCGAGACAACCATGCCCAAAACCACTTCTTCCGCTGCCTCCTGAATATCGTCGCTCCGGTGCGCGGCATACATGTACTCGCCGAACACACGGACCTGAGGGTGCAGCTTGGCAATGACGGACTGAATGTGACCCGCCAGCGCGCTGTGTACGGCGTGGTTCGCGGTCGGCCCGCGCTCGGTGGCCTGGACCACCACGCCCAACTGAACGACGTCCGAGCTCTGACCCGGCGCCGGGTTATAGGTGCAGTCGTGCCATGCCTGACGTGCCGAATTGATCTTCATGCTGCTCTCCCCTTCAGCTCTCTGATTTTCGCCCGGTACTGCGCCTTAATGTCTTGCAGGTCCGAGATGGTGTATTTGCGTGCTTCATGACGGCCTTCGAGCCATGCCAGCCTCTCAGCACCGATCCTGGTCATCAGTCGGATGCGGTACTCGACAGCGTTGCCGGACAGGTTGCGGTTACAACGCACGCACTGGCGGTGGACGTTGAACGGCTCGAATCGCAGCTCAGGACAGGCGCCGACTGATCGGTAGTGGCCGGCGTCCCAGCGGCTGCCGGTGATCAACCCATCATCCGTGGCGATCGAGTCGCAGCTGATGCATGGCCGGTGCGCGTCACGGAGACGGATGAAGGCGTTGAACTCTGTCTGAGCTTCGCGCATGTGCTCTGCCCTGCTCTTCAGCTTCTCCTTGCGTGCCCTGACTTCCTTGCGCTCGATCTGTGCCAGCGCCTTGCGGGCCTTGTCCTGATTCGCCGGAGCGATGGCAAGGCCGCACGCCCAGCCGCAAACCTTCTGCCCCAGCTTGGCCGGCACGAACTTGGTGGCGCATTCCGGATTGGCGCAGGTCTTTTGCTTACGTGCCGGTGGCGACTTCTTAACTGCCTGTCCGATCAAAGCCCACCCCCGAACTGAACCGACATGGGCTGAGCGTGATACCCGGCTTCGAGGATGCTCGCCAACGCGCTGATAAGAGCATTGATGGTCTTCATGCAGCCTCCCCCATATTGCAGCGCATCTTCATGTACTCGCTGTCTTCCGGATGCGGGAGGTAGATCCCGTGCTCCTGCGCCCAGGCGTCGATGCAGGTCATGAAGGAATGCATCTCGCCCTTGTCCAGCTCGCTGGTGTGGCGCAGTTCGTAACGCTCTGTGACTTCGCCGGTCTTCAGGTTGATGTCGCGCACCACTTCTTCGCCGAGGAAGGTGAGTTTCAAGTTGCGCTTCATGTTCTCCATGTTCATCGGCGCGCCGGTGGCGAACGTGGTCTTGCCCATGCTCACGAAGAACTGGGCAGCACACTCACACCACTTGTGAAACAGAGCGTTCTGAGGAAGGCTGCGATTTGCCCCGGTGATCGTGACGTTGCAGGGAAAGCCCTTGTTGCGGATCGCAGCGTTGATATTGGAAAGCTCGGCCAGTGAGTTGATGCGGATCTTCTCAGCCATGGCTGGACTCCTCACTCAATGCGTTGTCGATAGCGGCATCAAGCTCTTCGGTGAACAAACGGTACTCGTGCGGGCCAACCCATTCGCTGACCTGAATATTCGGTCCCGAACCAGTCTCTGCGCGCAACCACCGGTACCGCTCAGCATCCGTGCGCAGCACCTCGTTCTCGGCCTGAAGCTCATCAACGCGCTTGCGGAGCACGTCAGCACGATGCATGCCCAGCTCAGACCAGTGGGCGGTCTCCTTCACCCAGTCGGTCTTATCGCTGAATTCCTTGTAGGCCGCCTCGAAACCCTGAAGCCGCTCAATCTCCGCGATCAGCTCAAGACCCACAGTTGGTGTGCAGACCATGCTCCAAATGTCTTCCTTGGCGGGAAACTCCTTATTCGCTTCTTGCGCAAGCTTCTTCAAATCGGCGAAATCACTCATCGAAAAACCTCCTGCAGATTCACGGACTGAGCTGACCGCACCACCTTGTGGTTGAAGCCGTAACCAGCTAACAGGGTTATGAGAGTGAGCACGATCCAGATTCGGCTGATCATGGGCGGGCTTCCTCCGCTTCTGCGCGATCGATGAGCGAGTCAAGACGCGACATCGACAGAGCAAGCATCTGGTCGTAATCGTCGTCGCTCAGAACCGGAACGCTCACATAGCGCACTCGATGGTTCGTCATGGTGACTGCCAGTTCGAGGGCCTGGCGCGCCTCCACTGGTGTTGCGAGACGTACAGTCATCAGAAACCCTCCTTGCCGCGCTGCGATTCCCAATCGAAAGGAACAACCACCCCACCACCCTCGCGCAGCCGATCAACGCAACGCTCGCCCATCGCCAGAGGCAATTGGTCGCCGCTCAGGTTGGAGATCACCACAGTCGGTCGCATCTGCTCATACCGGCCGTTGATGATTGCGAACAAGGTGGTCAGCTCGAAGTCGCTGGGCTGCTCCTTGCTCACACCGACCTCATCGAGGACCAGCAGCGAAGGTTCGATCAGGCTGGACAGGATGTCGGCCTCGGACTGCTCGTTGTTGCGGTCGTAGGTCGCGCGGATCGACTGCAGGATTGAGCCGACAGTTCGGTACACGGCTGTGGCCGAGGTGGCGCGCATCAGATCGTTTGCCATGGCAGCGCCGAGATGGGTCTTTCCGGTGCCGGGCTGGCCCAGCAACATCAGGCAGCGACCCGTGCGCTCGATCTCGGCGAACGCGGCGACGTAGCGACGGCAGAACGCCAAGGCCTTGCGCTGGCCTTCGTGCTCGACCTGGTAGTTGTCCAGGGTGCGATCAGCGAAGCGCTTCGGGATCAGCGCTGCGCCGAGCTTCTTCGCCATGGCTTCACGCTTGATCCGGATTTCTTCGGCGCGTTGCTTGGCTTCGCGCTCGGTGCGCTCCTTGCGTTCGCACTCAGGGCAGCGGCCAACGATCTCGCGCCCCAGCAGCACGGTGACGCGCTGTTCGAACGGGCCGTGATCGTCGCAGTGGCCTGGCTGGATACGCTGGCCGGCGGCCTGTTTCACGTCGGACATGGCAATCACCTTTTCAGAGCGCATAGCTGCCGTCCTCCCGCTGGGTCAGGCCTGCGGTGTAGTCGCGACCGGCGAAGCCGTGGTGTCGTGATGCGGAGGGTGCAGCGGCTGGTTTTTCAGCGATGCGGTTGGCAATCCAGGCTGCCTTGAACCCCTGCCAGCCAGCGGAGAGCGCCTCAGTCATCGCGACATCAGCAGCGATCCCCAGATCAGCGCACTTCACCAATTCGGCGTTCAGCGAGTTCCAGACGGTCTCGGTGACGGCGGCTTTTTTCTCCTTGCGCAGGGCCAGCCAGTCTTTGAGCAGGCCCTCGGTCAGGCAGTGAGGATTGTTTGCAAGCAGGTTGGTCAGGCCGAACGGCTTTTTGCGATCAGCCTTGGCCTGAGCCTTCTCAGCTTGGGGGGTAATAATCTCTTCCGAAGGAAGAGTTATAGGGGGTTCTTTCTTTGTATAAAGAAGGCAAGTTGCCGTTTTGGTCTCACTCGATTCCTGTCTCAGTGAGACGATATTGTCCCAGTGAGACGTTTTGGTCTCAGTGAGACTCTGTTGTTTTTCTTCGTAGAACACCCATTCCGACACAGGGGAAATGCCGATGTCGCCACGGCTTCCACCGACGCGGTAGATGATCCGGCGCTCAAGGAGATGACTGATTGCCTTCGACGTGACGTCGCGGCGCATGTTGGTGTGTTTGCCGAGGTCGTCGGCGGTAAGGCGCTTCGTTTCGACCTGGTACCCGATTGTCTGACGGGCGATTGCCATGACAACACGAAGCTCGCGCGCAGGCAGGTCGACGGTGGAAAGCGCCTCCATAACGGAATTGTCCATTCGGGTGAACCCTCGGGACTTGTCAAATGAGACGATGTTTGTCATGATTTTTCTCGCTTACTGCTTTGCTGAAGAACCGCCATGCCCGGCGGTTTTTTTGTGTCTGAATTTCAGGAAACGACTTTCAGTCGGCCGGAGCTCATCAACTGCTCGGCTTTACGCCCCAATTCACCCGCCCGCGCTTCCACCTGCCTGCATTGCTTGGCGAAAGCCGGGAGGTGAGGAAGGTCCTGCTCGCACATCACCTGGTCGTCGAAGACTTCACTGCCGGTGTCGATGACATCGCCCAGTGCGCGGATCAACGCGCCGAAGCTTTTGTTCGCACACAGGTCGCTGTCCAGGTGACGAGCGCCGATCAGGCCGTGACGGCCTGCCAGCTCATTGATGCAGTGGTCTCGATACTCAGGAATGAGCGCATCCACCCAAGCCTCTTCCAGCCAAGAAGGCATCTCCTGATCACCGGAAAGCCACCGCTGCACGCGCTTCAACCAGCGCCCGGTTGCCTTGATGTATTCACCCGCGTCACCGGAGAGCTCCTCACTGTTGAAGTTCGGAACGTCTTTATGTTTGGCCTTGGCAGGAAGTGAACGCCACAACTCAACGCTCAGCGCTTGAGCGAAATCGTCCTGGCTCAGGCTGGTGCGAGCGATCTGGTTTTGGGCGTGAGCGATCAGCACCTGATCACGGGTTTGCTCTGCATGTCTTGGACTGGACGTTTCCATGGGGGTCTCTCGTTCGTATTCTGGGTTCATGCCAATTCGCTACTACTGATCAAGGATGTATCCATGACCGACTCTTCCGAACTGCAAGGCGAGATAACCGCCCTTTGCTGCTTTGTGGGTGCCTTGGCATCCACCCTGCCCCTGTCTTCTCAGTTGAGGCTCTGGCCTGCGTTCGAGCAGAAGGCCAGTCAGTTACGTGATCAGTTGAGCCAAGAGGCTCTGCGCGGCTTCGAGCTGGCGACGATCTCGCTTAGCTCAAAGCGCGGTTAGGCGGCTGTTTTCTTAGCGGACGACTTAACAGGCCTGGACAGCTCATCGTGCATAAGGTCGATTGCCTTCCCGGCGATGTAGCTGGGGTTGCTGATCTGGCCGTTGCGGATACGAAAAATGGTTGAGATGTCGCATTTAGCGCGCTCTGCGATGGCCTTGTAGGTCATGCCAGAGCCAAGCAATGCATCCAGTTTTTTCGGAAGATCGGTAGCGCTCATGGCTGCCTCCTTTGTAGTTATGCACATGATCATGCACTGGTGCATATCTGTCAACGCTCCCCTCTATTGATGTATGCACCGAGCAAGGCGACGATTGCACCTATGCATAAAACCATTGATAAAATTCTGGCTGAACTGATGCGGCGGGACGGCCTGAGCCAGGTCGAGGTCTCCGCGCGCTCCAAGGTTGGTCAGTCCACGATCTCCAGAATCCTCAAGCCCAATGGGCCCAAAGGGATCAAAGAGCCAACTGATAAGCAGGTACGCCCTCTAGCCGAATTGTTCGGGATGACCACCGACCAGCTGCGGGGGTATGCGCCGTTTGAAGTTGGGAATGATGGCGAGCCTGAACATGAAGACGCTCCTGCACCTGCATCGGCCGCTGACAAGATCCGTGAGATGCTGGCAGGCAAGAAGCTGGGCGACGATCGTCTGCAAAAGCTTCTGTCAGTAGCTGAAGGAACCGATCAGGACGACACCATCGAAGTGCTCGTAAACGACGCCTACAAGCCAGGCATCGGCAAGGTCGGCGACGAAGTGTGGATCGCGCACTATGACGTGCGCGGTGCGCTCGGCGGCGGCGAGGTTGCTCACGATTTCCCGGAAATGCTGCAGGACGTTCGCGTCAGCCCTTCCCAGCTTCGCTCGATGGGCGTTGAGTTCAAAGAACACTATCACCTCAAGGTGATCACCGGCTGGGGTCAGTCGATGACGCCGACCATCAAGCATGGGGATCCGTGCTTGGTCGACATCAGCATCAGGGAATTCGTCGGCGATGGGATCTACTACTTCTCCTACGGAGGCTTTCAGTACATCAAGCGCCTGCAGATGAAGGGCAAGGACAAATTCAAGATGATCTCGGACAACCGGAAGCACAAGGCCGAAGACATTTTCATCGACGAGACCTACATCCAGGCGCGCGTCCTGTTCGTCTGGAATGGGAATTTGGTGTGAAGCAGTAGTGCGAAGATAGCTGACTAGCATCATAAAATTGAATGGAATCAGAATCATGGCTAAACCGGACTTTCCCCCGCTCTTGCCCCCAGGCATGCATCCACTGTCTCTTGATGACCTCCACGGCTTGGCGGTCGCGCCTTTTGGCCAGGACGCAAAACGGGCTGATCTGTTCCAGAAACTCCTGATCTGGGCTGAAGCAGTTAGAGCGTCTGGAATTGCGGGTCAGCTTTGGCTCGATGGATCTTTTCTGACCGAAAAAGCAGATCCCGGGGATATTGACTGTATTCTTTGGAATCCTCGCTGGGTAGACCCTGCGCTCAACACTCCTGAAGCCCAGGATCGCCTGTCTAGGCTTTTCGATCATGCTCACGCCGAAGCTGTTTACGGACTAGACTTCTACCTCGAGCTCCCTCCCCCCGATCAGATATTCCATCGCGAGGCTTACTGGCGAGGTATCCTTGGGTTTTGTCATGATCGAATCACGGCCAAGGGTTTCGCGGAGATCACATTATGAGCAGCACATTTCTTCGTGAGCACGCGCAATCTTTGAAAAAGTTCGCTGATGACACTAAAGATCACGCACGCTCGAACCCGGACAATTTTCTGCTCCAGCTGGCAGCCAGAAATCAGTCTGCCGCGGCGGGGGTTGCATCTCAGCGAGCATCGTTGGCTGAGGCGGATGAGATTGGGGAGCTCCTCGATGTTAGGCTTATTGGCCCAAGGGCAAACGGGAGTATTCCTCTCGACTCCTTCCTCGACACTATTGGCCCATTAACGAGGTCTTGGAAATATGCGGCTCATCGCCTTAGGTATGGCCGTGATGCTGTTCGGGGCGCGGCATCAGATGTCGTGAGCGCTCTAAATTTCAAACTCGCAGGGTTAGCGCCGGGGTCGACCCATGTTTTTATCACAGGGAATGCCGCTCCTGACCTGACTGGTGACAGCCTGC